GGCCCGACCTTTGGCGTTCAAGCCTCCGCTCGGATTCTTCCCTTCTTTGCGCGTCCATGCTGGGGATTTAGCCATAGAACACCATGACAGAGGCAATAGTGGTCACATCGACATAAATGCCGGAGGTAAACAACAAGCCTTCATGGGGCAGCAACATATAGTCAGCACCCGTTGTGCCAGCAAAAATATTGACTGTTAGGCGTGTAGTACCACTTGCGCCGCCATCTTTAAACACTACTGAACCAGCAGTGGAGGCAGTGGGGATGATGCGAATAGCCTTGATACGCGCCCGTCCAATTGCGTTGCCAGCTTGATCGTTTAATACTCCGTCGTCAGTACGTATCGCACTGGCTAGGATGTCTGCTTGCATTCCCATAATCAATCTCCTGATTTAACAGGGGGCCGAAGCCCCGTTGGGTTGATTAGGAAGTAGCGAACGGTGTAGCAACGGTGCCTGAGCCATTCACAGTGCCGGTGACCATGTACTTCAATGCAGCAACTGCAACGATTTGCACAAAAGTTCCAGCAACACCGCCGGTCGTGCCGCCGTTTAAGTTGATGAAGTCATCGCTCGCGCCAGCAGTAAAACCTACAGCAGCACCAGAAGTGTCGGTATCAATTGACAAAACAGAACCAACATACTTGTCAGTGCCATTAGTACCAATTTTCAATGAGCTTGTGGCAATAGTGGTAGGAATCCAAATTGTGTAAACAACGCCTTCGTTGTTCAATGTGTTGGGGTCTGCACCGGGGCCAGAAGAAGATGGGTCGGCAGAAGCGTTAATGGCAGGCAAAGTCAAAGTGAGATCTGCTGCTAATGTGCCGCCAACAGTAAGAATGCGACCACCATGATCTTGTGGATTTAATGTGGTTGAAGCTGTGATAGCAACAACGGAGTTAGGGCCTTGAGAATAGAAGCCGCCCAATGATCTAACTGGGCCTTGAAACGTAGTGCGTGCCATGTTTTTTCCTTACATGCAAGTGAAGGTGTATCAATCTGCATGTCGTCAGCCGGGACTGTTTGATACACCGGAGAACCCCGGAATGGTTGCAATATACACCAAAAGAAAAGGGGGCACAAGGCCCCCTTCCGGTTTATCAGGCAGTGCCTGAAGAACCCCACATACCCAGAGGGTCAGACCAGCCAAAGCTGTAACGCTCACGGGCCTTGTAACGGACGTTACCGGTGTCGAAGTCGCCGTCCATGCTGTTAGACAGCGGAGTACGGACAAAGTGCTTCATACCGTTAGGTACGTCTGTGGTCAGGAACCAAGCGTTGGTGTCTGTCAAGAAGTGGTTGACAGTGTAGCCTTCGGGGATTGCGCCCATTTGCTTGATGGCGTTGATGTCGTTATCAGCAGTAGAGACACGGAGTTCAGTGTCCAACAGGCGTTTAGCGACGAACATCAAGTTCGGGGGAACAACCATTTTCTTGGGCTTAGCTGCGATCAACAAGCCACGCTCGTCTGTCCAAGCTGCGATCTGGATAACGGCGGCTTCCAAAGAAGTCTCGTTCAGGTCGATTTGGGTAGAAGGAGTGTTGCTGTTAACGCCACCGGAGATCAAGGGATGGTTTGCGTTGAACAAAGACACGCCGTCGCCACCGGGGTAGCTGGAGCTAAAGCCATTGTTCAGGACGGCAGCAGCCTTAACCTGTTTGGTGTATGCCATAGCACGGGCCAAAGACTTGGTGTAACGACCAGACAAGCTGTCGTACAAGTTATCTTCAATCGCTTCTTCAGTGATTGAGAAACCCAAAGCGATGGTTTCGTGTGTATAGCGGGTTGACCATGCTTCTTGTGCATTGTCGTAAGCGATGGCAGAGCCTTCGTTCTTGACAGGTGCGGCAGAGAAGCCGGACAGCTTGGTTTCTTCCTCGAATGAACGCTCAGAGGTCTCAGATTCGTAGATCTCTTTGTGTTCTTCGCCGTAACGTGCGTACTCCATACCGAACAAAGCGTTCAATCCGGGGAGCAACTCTTTCAGTAGCTGTGCGCGTGAAATAGCCATGATTTAGCCCCTTTATTAAACGCCAGAGGCGATGGTGGTTGTATGAATCTCAAAGTTCCAACGAACGATGAGCTCGGGGAACACCACGTTGCCAGAACCGTTGACATAAGATGTCTCAGGCACAACGTCAACGACGTTCAAGGGCAGTGTTCCTGTGGTTGCAGATGATGCAACGGCTACGCGGCTATTGCCGGTGGCTGTCAAACCAGAGTTCTGAACCAAAGCTACGTTAGTACCAATAACGGTATATTGCGTAGTAGATGATGGCAATAAGCCAGAAGTTGCGTCATCAGCAGTCGCGCCAGCAGCGATCACAGCTTTAAACAAGGTATTTGGGTCATTAACCACGTAAGCGGTAATAACTGTACCTGTCGGGGCTGCGGTGTTTGCAGGGAAGTATTGGGCAAAAATGACCTGACCTTGCGCGTTAACGTAAGAACAGCCCATGAAAATGCCAATAACTTGCGAGGTTGTCACAGTTGCGCGAGCGGTTGTAATAGCCGCTTTGACAATCGTGCCGTTGTCAATCATTGAAACAACATCACCATTAAAAATGGAGGTGTCGTACGCCGAAGCAATACGGTACTGGCGAGTTGCACCTGCGAAAGGTGTACCACCGTACAGATTGATCGGTTTTAAGCCATAGGGCTTGTCTACCGTTGGAAAAGCCATTTTAAGGACTCCTAAATTTTAAGTACCAGTACCGAAAGTAACATTAGATTTCTTCTCAGAGAAAAGAGGCATCTTAGGATTACTCTCACGAAGGAAATTGTTGTCCACCGACTCCATTTGAGACTGGTTCAAGTTTGCAAAATGCTTTGCGCGTTGTTCCATGAACTCAGCCGGGATACGACAGAGCAACAGCCCACCAATCTCAATACCGCCTCTAAAGCGGCCTTCGATGGCAGCGTGCATCATCAGCTCGGGATATTCATCTGCTTTGCAGGGTTCGTATCCTTCACGTAACTTAGAAGAGATATTGCTGGGATCAGCAACACCGTTAGTACTCAATCGGACATATCTATGTTTCCAACCGGGTCGTTCATCGGGCATAGGTAAGACTTCAGGGGCTTTCCAATACGATGGTCTGTATGTGGTATCCCGGGACTCTAAATCTCGCACGGCACGATTTTGTTTGGTTTCAGACATGATTAAGTACCTTTTCTAAGTAAAGCAACCTGTTTAGCGTATAACTCCAGAGGAACCCCAAGGCGACGCGCAGTCGCAGCTTCGGATGCCTTCAGCCGTATACGGTTAGGCGGAGTACTTCGGGTGGCAGGTGCCACTGGCGAAGCTGATCTTGTTGCACGGTGCGGGGGATCATCCTCGTCAACCGGTTCTGACGTTCTTTTATTAGGAGGCGGTTCGTCATCCTCATAGCTCTGTTCACTTTCAAAGTGCTCAGGAAATCGTTTGCGCATCGTTTTGTCGATGGTTTTGAAGTACTCTTCAGTACCTACATAGTCCGCACCATACTCTTTCTGCAACTTTCTGTCAATACCCATTGCAGTCATAGTCATTTCGTCGTCAACACCCCACCAGTCATTGTTGCGCTCCACCCACTTTTTAGTGCGGGGCGTCAGTTTAGGTTGGTCAGGCTGTGCGGGTTGAAACTCGCGTTCATCAACCTCAATAGGTTTCATCCCAGAGGCTTTGTCCATCCTAAGAGTAGCTTTCGCTATCTCAGCTTGAGCTTCAGTTAGTGCGTCAACGTCGGCGTTCTCGTAGGCTTCCTTGTACTTTTTCTTGGCGGACTCAAGTTCTAACTGGGCAGAAGATTGGGACTGCTCAATAAATACCTTGCTCCCGCTAGAAAGCTGTTGTTGAAGCTTTTTGTTCTCTTCGTAGACTTGCTTGGCAAAGTTTTCAGCCGCTTCTCGCTCGCGCAGGGCTTCTTCTTTGGCACGGCGTTCATCGTGGTAGCCACGGGTGAACTTCTTGATACGGGCCTGAACCTTCTCGTCGTAAGTGGATAACTCATCGTCGGTTGGGTCTTCGACCGGCTCTTTCATGGGCTTGCGACCACGATCTTGCGGGGGCGTATCGTCCTCGATTTCTATCTCAAACTTTTCTTCAGCAGCAGCTTTCTCTGCTTTTTCGTCGGGAAACTCGTAAGTTTCTTCAAACTTGGGTAACGGCATGGTTTACTCCTTATGCTGCGCGGGTGATGCCGCGCGGATCTTCCACAACTGCTTCAACCGAGTCATCGTTGATGATGCGGAATTCACGACCATGAATCTTCAGGCGGGTGCCTGAATTGGGGCGGACGATGATGAAATCACCTTCCTTGCACGACGGCCCGTTGGGGAACCGGGTTGTGTCTTTGTAGGCATCGGGGCCAAGCTTGACTACAAACAGTACTGGAGTCAGTACTTCTTCATAGTGCATGGTCTTCGAGTCTTTTATAAGACCTACTTCGCTGTCTTGGTATTCCTCCATCGCTTCGGGAACAACGCACAAAAGGCGAAAGGTCTTGGGATCGGGCAATTGCTTGGCTTTTTGCTCTGCCGTGGTGTTCAAAATACCAGACAGGTCAACTGCCGCAACGTCAAATTCAGTCATCAGATTTCTCCATTTTTTGCACAAGGTCGTCAATAATGTTTTCTGCGAAGTTAAGACCTTGGACAACTCCGCATACTCTTCGATACTCCTCAATGGTGTCGCATCGTCCAGCCGCAACGTAAGCTTCACGCTCTTGTTTTAGCTTCTGGATTTCTTTGGCCACGTAAGCCAATTCTTGGTAGTTACTCAATCACGCTCCTTCTTGTTGCTAGGCTGGTTTCGTTGCGCCGCCCGTTGCGCTTGCTGCACGGCCATCTGCGCTTTATGCTTCGCCGCATCAAGACCCATACGCATTCCGTCAGTTTCTTGCTGTTTATTCAAACGATCTTTGTTTGCAGCGGCGGTAGCAGCAACCTGCATAGCCGCGATTTCTTTTTGAGCCGCGATACGGGACTCTTCAATACGTAACTGATCGGCCTTGGCCGCAGCGTCGATAGCCTGCTTCTGCTGCTTCAACTGCAACTCACCCTGCTTGATCTGAAGTTCTTGCATCTGCATCTGAACAATCGGATCCTGCATCTGCTGTTGAGCTTGTTGTTGCTGAGCTTGCTGTTGAGCTTGCTGAGTCAACTGCTGCGTTGCTTGCGCGGTCATCATCGCAATCTGATCGGCCAACTCTGGAGACACCTGCTTGTTCTGCTCTTCGGTCGGCAGGGGCATACCCATCGACATCTCAACCTGCTTGCGGTACTCAAACCCAACGTGCTCGTTAATGTGCGCCATAGCTGCGGCCATGATTGCTTGGGCCTGCGGGTTCATCTGCATCAACTGCTGAATCTTCGGATTCTGAATCGCTGCCATGTGCGCCTGAATGTGAGCCTCGTGGTTCTGCTCAATGAACGCTTTGACGGGCTTCATAGTCAGGAGATTCTGATTCTCTGTCACAGGATCAGTGGGTATGGCATCATCTTCAGTCTTGACCAATTTGTTAGCATTCTTCACGCCCAACACCTCGATCATCTGACGGTGCAACAACGCCATGTCATACAACTGCGGGGCTTGTTGTGCCAACTGCATAACAGCTTGGTACTGCACAATCTTCTGCGCCATAGTCGCTGCATTAGGATCACTCACAGGAATGACATCTACCTTTTCGTAATCTGATTTACGAGCAGCGCGGCTACCCTCTTCTGGCTCGTAGTCATAGTCTTCTGGGGCGTAGTCCGCGATGATGACTTTAAGGAGTTTGAACTCCTGCTTCATAGTGAAGTGCATACGGGCTTGGACAGCACCCATCACCTTGAGAGTACGCTCCAACAG